CGGAGGTGCGCCACCGGTCGCCGCTAGTGTTGCAGTGCATCACGGGGCGGTAGCTCAGCTGGTTAGAGCAGCGGACTCATAATCCGTCGGTCACGGGTTCAAGTCCCGTCCGCCCCACCACTCGGCGCTGGCTGATCTTGCTGGCAATGTCCGTGATCGTCGCAGGCGCCGTCGGTTCAGGCATCGGTTCTTCGCCAATGAGCTGGGCCATGCGAACGGTGAAGAGCTGCGCCGCGAGCTGCGTGTCGAGAGCGGACCATGACCGCTTGCCGTGCAACTTGAGGCTCATGGCGGATGCGGAGAGCTCGAACCGGCCGCCGAGCTCGCGGACGCTCATGCCGACTCGCCTGCGCAGCGTGTCGACGTTCTCTCCGATCGTGTAGTCGATCGCGGAGACCGCGGATTCCAATGCTGAGGGCTGTGTCATACGTGACACGTTAGGACACGACATGACAATCTGCAACTTTCCGATGGCATGAGTTGACACGACGTGACTCTGGGTCAATACTCTCTGTCATGACCGTTACCCAGAGTCACGAAGCGAGCCCTCTGGTCACCAAAGTCGAGGCCGCCGACGCCCTGAGGGTGTCGATTCGGACGATCAACCGCTACATCGCGGATGGCACCCTCGCGGCAATCCGTGTCTCTCCTCGCGCCACGCGCATCACGCGCTCCTCCGTCGAGGCTCTTCTTGCTCCTGCGGGTGATGCGGCGTGACGTACCGGTTCGTTGCGGTCAGGCCGCCGGTGAACTACGTCGATCTAGCGATCGAACGGTACCGCGAGGAACGGCAGCGTCAGCTTGCCGGTGTCGCGAGCAGTGTCGAGGACGGTCCCCAACAGCCCCTCGTCGACCTGCAGGTGCGATCCGTGGTCGTAGACGAGAACGATCCCATCGCTGGGAAAGGACGCCACCTGTCCGTCCCCGAGCACGTGCACTCGCACGGAGAGCCCCTCGCGCCCGAGCATCGTGAGCGCCATGTCGAGGTGGAACAGCGACTCGTCATCGACCTGAGTCTCGAACGCCGTTCCGTGGATCAGCTTGCCCATCCCGGCAGCGTATCGGCGGTTGTTGCTCCTGCGGAGCGTGTGTCGTGAGCGCGAAGTGGGACAGGGCGTTCAGGACACTCTTCGTCCGGACGCTCACGGAGTCGGAAGTCCGTGCGATCGCGCGCGAGGAGATCCTCCGTCACGACCGCGAGTCAGCCCGCACGACCGCCAGGAAGGTCGTCGACGTACTGCGCGAGAGCGAGGACCGCGTCCCGCTGGGCGCGCACGAGCGCGAGGAGCACGTCGGCGTCGGTGAGGTCGGGGCCCGCAGCGTCGGCGAGCGTGTCGAGCTCGGTGCCGTGGCTGTGAAGCGCGGCGCGGACGGTTTCGACAGCGGACATGAGGTTTCTCCTTCGGTTTCTGGCGCGACTGGCATCGCGCTCTCTGTCGGAACCGTAGGGGATTCGGCTGGCGTCGCGGACGTTCCTTCGGGCGCGGCGCCGGCTCCCCCCGTCATCGACCGTCCCCCGGCCTGAGACCTGCCCCGGTGGTTGTGGAACTTGGTCCAGCGGTCACCGGGGCCGGATGCCCGCCCGCATCGAAGAGAGAAGAGAAACCGATGACGATCAGCCGCTCTGACACGCTCCGGGCGCTCGCCGATCTGCTCGAGCAGCACCCCGAGGTCGAGATGCCGTACGTCGATCCCTACGGGGACGAGATCTCGATGATCCGGTTCCAACTGACCTCCCATGGTGAGGAAGCGGCGGCGACGGCGGCGCGGATCGTGAAGGCGTTCCCCGGTTCGTTCCGCAAGGACTACGACGAGTCCTACTTCACCTTCTACGGCGAGTTCGTCGGGGTCCCGGTCGAGGTTCGCACGATGCGGGCCGATGTGTGCGTGGCGCGTCAGGTGGGGACGAGGACGGTCGCGAAGCCGGACCCGGATGCGCTGGCGGAGGTGCCGCTGGTCGAGGTCGAGGTGCCGGTGTTCGAGTACGACTGCAAGCCGGTGCTGGCTGAGGCGGCGTCATGATGTCGGATCTGAGCGCACCGCGTGAGCGGTTGGCGCCGGAGGATGCCCCGGTGTCTGTGGGGTCGATTCTGGCGGGATTGTTCGCTGAGGCGGACCGTCGGGTGGCGATGGGGTCGGCTGAGGTCGAGCGGGTGGGCTCGTGATCGCGGCAAGGGTGGCCCGGTTCGTGCGGCGCCTCGGGACGGCGTTCATTGCGGTGCTGGATGAGGCCTTGCATCCGTCGCCTGAAGTCTTGGGGGGCGCCATCGTGACGACTGCGGTAGTCATTCTGCTGTTGGTGGTGGGGTCGTGATCGGGGCGATGCTCGCGCGGTTCGTGCGCCGGCAGCTCCCGCTGTTGGTGATCGCGGCCGTGCTGTGCGTGCTCGTGGTCGGGTCGTGGATCATCTGGCCGCTGGTGGTGTGGGCGCCGGTGTGGTCGCTCGTCACGGTCGTCGGGTTCGTGCTGGCCGCGGTGTTCGATCTGGGCGAGAAAGGTCTGGACCGGTGAGCGACCCGCTGCTGCCGAAGATCCCCGAACCTGGCGACACGACCGACCACACGATCGGTGCCACCGTGACGCTCCTGCGCTCGTTCATGGTGCTGGCTGCGGTTTCATCGGACCCAGACTCCGATGAACCCGGAGTACCCGTCGTCGTGATGGACCTGGTGCTCGTTGACGCGTTCGCTCCCGACGCCGGGGCGGTTCCGATTCGCGTGATGGTGGAGCACTCGGATCTCTCCACTAGGGCCCTGCTGGATGGTCTGCAGCGCTCGATCTCGATGCTGGACGGCCTGGGGGAGGCGAGGCCATGAGCGACGACGATCTGATCATCGGTCGCGGCGGGTCCCGCATCCGCGTGTCCGACTACCCGGCGGGGTTCGCTGAGCGCCTGTCCGCCGCGGTGATCGCGTCGCAGCTTCCGGAGCCGGTCGAGGCGGTGGTGTCGGGTGAGTGATCTGCTGCGCGACATCGCCGCGATCCTGGGCGACCCGGACGGGTCCGCGTTGGTGCGGTCGGTTCGGGAGGAGGCGGCGCTCGAGCTGCTCGACTTCTCGCCGCGGTGCGACGCGGTCGTGAACAAGGTCCGGTGCGGGCGGGCGGCGGAGTTCTCCGGGCACTGCAAGTCGGGCAACTGCGAGGCGACGATCGGGCTGATCTGCGGCATCTGCCTGGACGCTGCCGCGACGCAGCGGTGGACGTGCACGACCTGTGGGGCCCGCGGGTGGTTCCGCGACATCCACGCCCTGACGCCGCTCGGGGGTGCGTGATGGGTGCACGGCTGGTGGCCGAGTTCTTCGTGCCGGGCCTCCCGATTCCCCAGGGGTCGAAGTCAGCTCGTGTGCAGGGCGGCCGGGCTGTGATCTACGACGACAACGCGAAGGTCCTGAAGCCCTGGCGTGAGCTCGTGACCGCAACCGCCCGCGCTGCGTACTCAGGGCCCCGAATCGAGGGGGCGGTGCAGCTCGAGTGTGAGTTCAGGTTCGTGCGGCCGCCGTCGGTGAGGCGCCGGTTCATGACAGTGAAGCCGGACGTCGACAAGCTGCAGCGCGCACTGTTCGACGGCATCACGGACGCGGGGATCTGGCGCGACGACGCGCAGGTCACGCACCCGTTCCCCTCGAAGGTCTACGCGGAGCGGCCCGGCGTTCAGGTCCGCATTGGCGAGTTCAGAGAAGAGAGCAAGTAGATGGAGATCAAGCCGGTAGCTTTCGCGCGAGGAGTCCCAGCCGAGGAGCTGAATGGTCTGTACGGGCTCGAGCGTTTCCTGCTCGAGAACCCCGGCGAGTCGGTGACGGTCGTGGCGACCCTGTCGGTCGACGAGATCGTGACGAAGGAGCTCGCCGCGGAGCAGTACCCGGTCCTGAAGTGGAAGCAGATCGAGCCGATCCGGTCGGACGCGGCCACGAGCACGGCGCTGAGCCTGATGCGGGATGCGAAGGCGGCTCGCACGGGCGGCGCGACCCTCGATGGTCTGGACGACGAGCCGGCCGACGAGGGTCTGCAGCGGCCGGAGCCGCAGTGGGACGACGACGAGCCGGACGGTGACGCGTGAGCGGGCCGAAGCCGGGCGTCACGTACGCCGGGAAGCTGACCGACGAGGACCTGACGCTGATCCATGCCGAGATCGCGCACTGGATGAGGATCGGGCTCTCTACCGACCGTGTCGATCGAGCGGCCGCCGAGGCAGGGGTGCGGCGCACCTATGTGACGGCAGGCCTGCCTGAGCCGCAGTTCATCATCTGGGCAGATTCGCCCTACGCGGGCACGGTGATGCTCGCGATGTTGCGGGTGATGGTGCTCCACGGCCAGCTCGGCGACCAGCTCGGCGGCCAGCTCGGCGACCAGCTCGGCGACCAGCTCGGCGACCAGCTCGGCGACCAGCTCCGCGACCAGCTCCGCGACCAGCTCCACGGCCAGCTCGGCGACCAGCTCCGCGGCCAGCTCGGCGGCCAGCTCCGCGGCCAGCTCCGCGGCCAGCTCGGCGGCCAGCTCGGCGGCCAGCTCGGCGGCCAGCTCGGCGGCCAGCTCGGCGACCAGCTCGGCGACCAGCTCGGCGACCAGCTCGGCGACCAGCTCGGCGACCAGCTCGGCGACCAGCTCCGCGGCCAGCTCCGCGGCCAGCTCCACGGCCAGCTCGGCGACCAGCTCCGCGACCAGCTCCGCGGCCAGCTCCGCGGCCAGCTCGGCGGCCAGCTCGGCGACCAGCTCCGCGGCCAGCTCCGCGACCTGGCCGACAACATCTGGTGGCGTTCGATGTCGCCGTGGTGGGAGGCGTACTGGACGGCGTTCTACCGTCAGGGGTTGCGGATCGCGCAGTTGCCGGCGAGTGATCGGCTCGAGGCGCTGATCGTCGCATCCGAGAATCTCGGGTGGTGGTTCGCTACCCCCGCGGTGGCGGTGCTGACGGATCGTCCGACGGTGATCGCGCGCGACGAGGAGGGCCGGCTGCACTCGGAGTCCGGGTTCGCTCTCGGCTATGCCGACGGGTGGGGGTTCCACGCCTGGCATGGGGTTCGCGTTCCTGCCTGGGTGATCGAAGCGCCGACTGTGGAGCGTGCGATCAGGGAGCCGAACTCGGAGGTCGCGCGGGCGGCGTTCGAGCACATCGGGTGGCCGGCGGCGATCGGCGAGCTCGAGGCGAACCACGGTGCGAAGCGGATCGGCGTCTGCCCGGATCCGGGGAACGCCCCGCACGAGCTGACCCTGTACTCGCTGCCGGAGCGCATCTACAACCAGCCGGTGAATCTGCTGCTGATGACCAACGGGTCCCCGGATCGGTCGGGCGAGCTGCGGCAGTACGCGGAGACCGTGCCGGCGCGCATCACGGATCCTCTCGCGGCGGCGGCGTGGCAGTACGACGTCGCCCCGAGCGTGTACGCGCAGATCACCCGTCGCACCTGAAACCAGCAATCAAGAAGGAGAAGCACATGACCGCAACAACGTTCGCCACAGGGCTCGCCAAGATCGGCGTGTCCGTCCCTGCTCACCTGGTCGCCGACGCGGAGGTGCCGGTCCTGACCGAGCCGCAGCCGCAGGGTGACCTCATGATCATCCCGATCACGTCGACGAGAGCGACTCTGCAGGCGCTGCCGCAGGCCGGCCACCAGGTCGTCGTCGGCGAGCAGACCGGGAACACGCACTGGCTGCACCGCGGGTTCGACTCCCCGGACGTCCAGTTCGCCCGTGTCGAGGGCACCCCGCACGCGGATTCCCCGCTGGCTCTCGTCGTCGTGTCCGTCCCCGAGGGCCAGACCGCCGAGCTGATCCACACGGACGAGCACGGGGTGAACGCGATGGGTCCCGGCCTGTACGTGATCCACGGGAAGCGGGAGCAGGCGGACGAGATCCGTCGAGTCGTTGACTGAGCACGGCAGCCGGGATGGTCTTCGCCGGGGTTCGACTCCCCGGCCGGCACTGAGCATGAGGGAAGAGAGAAGAGATGAGTGAGACGCAGGCTGCCGTCCTTGACGCCGCCTCGCCGATTGTGATCGGCATGCCGGAGGACGAGTACCACCGGCATCCGGCGCTGTCGTCGACGGGTGCGCGGAGGATCCTCGAGTCGCCGGCGCGGTTCCGTGCTGCGCAGTTCGCGCCGGAGAAGGCGAAGGAGGCGTTCGATCTCGGGACGGCCGTGCACACGCAGGTGCTTGGTGTTGGGCAGCCTCTGGTCGAGATACCTGATGGCCTGTTGGCTTCGAACGGGGCGATCTCTACCAAGGCTGCGAAGGAGTTCGTCGCGGAGGCGCGGGCTGCTGGCAAGGTTCCGATGAAGTCGGGGCCGTTTCGGCAGACGACTGGGGCGGTGGACTCTGTGCTGCGGAATACGACCGCGCGGGCGCTGTTCGAGCAGGACGGTGATGCGGAGGCTTCGGTGTTCGCATCGGACCCGGCGACTGGCGTGCAGGTGCGTGCCCGATTCGACAAGCTCGCGGCGATCGCGGTCGACCTGAAGTCAACGTCGAAAGAAGGCGGGGGTGGTCGGCTCGCTTTCAGCAAGTCGGCGGCGAACCTCGGGTATCACGTGCAGCAGGAGCACTACCTGGACGTGTACGAGTTCGCGATGGGTGAGCGGCTCGACATGGTATTCGTCGTCGTCGAGCTCGAGCCGCCTTATCTGGTGGGGACCTATCAGCTCGATAAGGAGTTCCGCGACATCGGTCGTGCGCGGGCTCGTCGCGCTCGCGAGATCTTCGCGGAATGCATGGCGACGTCGACATGGCCGGGTTACCCCGATGAGGTGCAGCTGATCGGGCCGCCGCGGTGGGCAGTGATCGAGCACGAGTTGGAGGGTGCGGCGTGAACGACGCAGCAGTGAAACTCCCGGACACGAGGACGCCTGTGCTGCCAGTCCCGACCTCGCAGGGGACGCTGGTCGAGCAGTCGCGCGCGATCGCGGAGGTCGCAGCCGCGGTGCAGGTGGCGCAGCAGTTCCCGCGCGACGTCGACGAGGCGCGCAGCGAGATGGTCGACCTGTGCACGCGTCTGCCGATCGCGGAACGGGCGTTCTACGACGTCCCGAACCGGGGCACCGGCATGAGCGTGCACATCGCGCGTGAGCTCGCCCGCATCTGGGGCAACAACGATCACGGGGTCCGCGAGCTCCGGCGCGACGACGAGCAGGGTGTGTCCGAGATGACCGTCTGGGCGTGGGACCAGCAGAAGAACAAGCGGGCGACGCGCTCCTTCATCGTTCCCCACGTCCGCATGGTCAAGGGCGAGCGGAAGGTGCTCACCGACGTACAGGACATCTACCTCGCGAACATGAACATCGGCGCGCGCGCCGTGCGGGAGGCGATCTTCGAGATGCTGCCCGGCTGGTTCGTTAAGGAGGCGGAGGAGCGGCTGCAGAAGACCCTCGAGAACGGTGGCGGGAAGCCGATCGAGGAGCGGGTCGAGGATGCGGTCGCGGGCTTCGCGCGGATCGACGTCGACGTGAAGCTGCTCGAGAAGCGCGTCGGCAAACCAGCTGGTAAGTGGGATGGGCGGGATCTGGCTGCGCTGGCGCGCGCGTACACGGCGATCACGGTGGACGGGATCCGGAAGTCGGAGTTCTTCGCCGAGGAGCCCGTGAAGGTCCCCGTCGCGCAGCCTGATCCGGAGGGTGTCGAGCATGCTGCGGTGGCGCAGGCTGCGGCTGCGGCGGAGTTCGGGCTTGTCACGCCGGACGAGGAGCCGATCTGATGGGCGAGCCTGAATCGCTGACGCCCGAGCAGGAGCGTCGCGTGCGCGTGATTGGGATCTTCGACGATGACCGGCGCCGGCAGACCTACCTGGATGCGGTAGTCGCGGCGCGCGCCGAGCAGCTGGGGGTCCGTCTTGAGGAGTGGCCGTTGACGCGGGCGCATGTCGAGGCGGCGTTCGGGTCGCCTGATCCTGCTGGGTTGGCGGCGGTGGAACAGGCTGCGCGTGATCATGCCGTCGAGCGGTTGAAGGCCCTTGCTGAGGAGGCGCTCGACCTCGCGGGCTCCGAGTCCGGTGATGCGATCATTTCGGTTCGGCCGGAGATTCATCTGGCGCGGGCGAGTGCGTATCTGGCGGCGGTTGATCTGGTCGCGGGGGTGGTGCTCTGATGCGCACGGTGGCGCCGGTGATTGGGTCGGGGTTCCTCGTCCAGGTGGATGGGGTGCAGGCGGTTGTCGTGCGGGCGTGGGACGGCGAGCTGGTGAAGGTCGTGCGGACGGGCGGGAACCGGATCGCGGAGCTCGTCGATCCCGCTGAGGTGACCGTGTTGGATCAGCCGAGGAACACGGGGTGCTGTCTCGAGTGCGGGGCGGTGTGGAAGTGGCACGGGGAGCGGACGTCGCATTGTGGTCGGTGTCACGAGACGTTCGAGGGCGGTGTGTTGTGGGATGCGCACAGGTTTCAGACGGCTGATGGGTCATGGGCGTGCCGGGATGTGGCGTCGATGAGCTGGCGGGGGTCTCGGTTGCGGAAGGTGGCCGACCCGGTTGCTGGGGTTGTGACGGTGGGGACGTGGCGGGGGCCGAAACTCGCAGGTGGGGTGTTCGACGAGTGACCGCCGCGCTGTCTGTGCTTCCCGTGCCGGGGCCCTGCGGGTGCGCCCGATGCGGGCTCCGTGCGCTGCTCCTCGAGCAGACGCTCAGGTCTGATCCGCGTTTCGGGATCGGCGGTGCGGGGTGATCGAGCACGGCACCCCGGACGGGTATCACCAGGGTTGCAAGACGCGGGCGGTGTGCCCGGCGGTGATCCCGTGCGTGCAGGTGTTCATCCGGTACCGGTCGGATCTGCAGTTCCGGCGTGCGATCGACGCGGGCACGCCGCTCGAGCAGATCGTCGCTGACGATGAGGCGGCTGCCGCGGCTGAGGTGCTGGCGGAGCGGGAGGCGCTCCGCGCCGAGCGTGAGGCCGCCCGCGCGCCCAGGAAGGTGGAGAAGCACGACACCCGCCCTCGGGTGATGTGGACCTCGGAGAACGACGTCGAGCTCGCGGAGTGCATCGCGGCTGGCATGTCGGTGTCGCAGGCGGCGAGGGTGATGCGGAAGGGCACCTCGACGTTGCGGGATCGTGCCGCGCAGGCGGGGTTGTCGTTCAGGGATGGTCGTGCGGGCCGAACGGTTCGGCGATCTGCGGGCGAACGGACGCCGGGTGGGGTGACGGGCGCGGAGCAGGTTCCGGCGCCTGATTTGCGGGATGCGCGTCAGGTGGTGCGGCGGGTTCGGAAGCTTGGTGACCCGGACCTGATCGAGAAGGCGGAAGCACGTGTGCGGGATGCGGAGCGTGCTCGTGTGCCGCGGCCGCCGAGGGTGAAGCGCGAGAAGCCACCCGTCGAGCACGGCACGCTGACGATGTTCCGGCGCGGGTGCCGGGGCGACGACTGCCCGGCTGATCCGTCGTGCTCGGTGGTCGCGGGCGAGTTCTATGCGGCCCGGAATCGGTCGATGGTGCGGAAGGTGAAGCCGCACGGGACTCCGGCGTCGTATGCGCGCGGGTGTCGGCGGGACGAGGACTGCCCGAACTACGGGACCTCGTCGTCGACGTGCCGGGCGGCGCAGCGCGCGTATCACCAGGAGTGGGTTGCTCGCCGGAGGGCGGCCGGGATCCCGTTGGAGAAGCACGGGACGCCGTACGGGTACCAGCTGGGGTGCCGGGCCGGGGACCCGTGTCCGGCGTCGCCATCGTGCGCCGAGGCGTCGCGCGCTGTCGAGAAGGCTCGCGATCGCGCCGCGGGTATCCGGGCGGCGGAGCCGATGACGGATGCGGGGCCGGTGCGTGACCATGTGCGGTCGTTGCTGGATTCGGGTATGACGTTGGAGCGGATCGCGTTGGCGGCGTCGGTGCACAGGTCGCAGTTGGGGAATCTGATTTATGGGCGTTCGGGTGCGCGGGGGCGTCGGGGTGGGGCGCAGTTGCGGGTGACGGTGGGTCGGGCTGAGCGGATCATGGCGGTGCGGCCATGACCGAGCAGTTGACGTTCGACTTCGCGGTGCTCGCCGACCCGACTCCGGAGTGGGCCGCCGCGTGCTGGTACTGCCACCCGGACGAGCTCGGACAATACGACGAGGCCCGGCACCTGGCGGGGCACCTGCCGAAGACGTGCGCGGTGTGCGGGGACACCTCTCCGAACGCGCTGCTGTTCGGGCAGAGCCACAGCGTGACCCTCGGGCCGTCATGGCGGTCGGGGTGGCTGCTGTGCACCTCGCTGTGGTTGCGGCTCAACCACCTCACGTATGCCCTGCGGAACAGTGAGACGCCGAGCCCGCGCGACCTCACGGTGCTCGATCTCGGGTGGACGTTCGCGCCGGATGGTGAGCGGTTCGCGCCCGAGGGGTGGCCGTCGTCGGATCTCGCGGTGAGGTGCGAGCCGATGGAGCGTGGCGCATGACCGCGCGGGAGCACGTGCACGTCTGGGTCCACGTCGCATCGGTGGACTGGCGGGGTCGCCCGGTGATCGTGTGCCGGTGCGTGTGCGGGCGGTCGTTGACGGCTGAGCAGATCGTGGCGATGCGCGCCGAAGCGGGGCTGGCGTCGTGAGCGCAGACATCGTGTACGAGGACGATCTTGTGCAGCTCTGGCACGGCGACTACCGCGACCAGCTCGACATGCTGAACGCGGCGCGCCCTGATGCGATCGTGACCGATCCTCCTTACGGGGAGACATCGCTCGAGTGGGATCGGTGGGTCGATGGGTGGTTGATCGACGCGGCGCTGATCTCGGATGCGCTCTGGTGCTTTGGGTCGTTTCGGATGTTCCACGAGCATGCCGCGGAGTTCGCGGCGTGGCGGTTCTCGCAGGATGTCGTCTGGGAGAAGCACAACGGGTCGGGGTTCCACGCCGATCGGTTCAAGCGAGTGCACGAGTTGGCCGCGCTCTGGTATCGAGGCGACTGGTCGAAGATCTATCACCAAGTGCCGACGACCACGGACGCCGTGAAGCGCGTCGTGCGGACGAAGCGACGTCCGACGCAGATGGGGATGATCGAGAAGGCCCCGTTCCGTTCCGAGGATGGTGGCCCTCGGCTCATGCGCTCGGTGATCCAGGTGCGTTCGGCGCACGGCACAGCGATCCATCCGACGCAGAAGCCGCCGGGCATTGTCGCGCCCCTGATCGAATACTCGGTCCCGGCCGCGGGTCTCGTAGTTGACCTGTTCGCAGGGTCCGGCACGACAGCCCTCGCGGCCCGGCTGATCGGCCGCCGCTGCATCGCGTTCGAGGTCCGCGGGGAGTACGCGTCGGCCGCCGCTGCGCGCCTTGCACAGCAGAACTTCGATCTCGAGGGGCTCGCATGAGCCGGCGCACGGGCTTCGATCCAGAGGTCGCGGCGGCGATTCTGCTCCGTGATGGTGACCGCTGCTCGATGGAGGGTTTCCCCGGCTGCCCCGGCGCCACGCAGCGGGCGAGCGATCCCGGTCACCGGTTGAACCGGGGTCAGGGTGGTGACCCGCGCCCGTTCATCAACAGCCTGGCGAACGGTGCCGGGCAGCATCACGGGTGCAACTGGAAGCTCGAGCAGATCGAGGAGTTCGCCGAGGAAGGCCGGCGCCGCGGGTGCAAGCTCGACCATTCGGGTGATGACGAGGCGGCGATTCACGGGACGCCGATGTGGCATCCGTTCTTCGGGCAGTGGGTGGTGCTGCGTCCGGGGGGCATGTTCCTGACCGGGGAGCGTGACGCGTCCCTGGACGCTCGCGGGCTGGTGGTGGTCGGTTCGGAGGGTGCCGGGTTCCGGCTGGAGCGGGTCGGGGCGCTGAACAATCCGGTGTTTGAGGCGACAGGAGTGCGCGCATGACGTTCACCGCGAGGTACCGGGGTCGATGCGCTGCATCGTGTGGTTCTGCGATCGAGCCTGGCGATGAGGTCGTGTATGTCGATGACGAGCTCGTGCATGCGGGGTGTGAGGAGGCGGCGTTGGTGCCGTTGGTCCTCGCGCGGCATCCGGAGGTGTGCTCGAGCTGCTGCTTGGTGAGGCCGTGCCCGTGCGACGACGGTCTAGGACCGGTGGCGGCATGAGCGACTATGACGTGCAGCTCGAGGCGGTGCGCCGCCGGATGGTTGCTGAGGCTCGCCGTCGCGGTGACGAGATGCTGGATCGCATCGACCGTGAGTTCTTCCCGGAGCTCGTCGAGGAGCGTGAGCGGCCGGCGCGTCTCGAGCGTGAGCGGATCGCGCGGATCCGGTCGATGTCGCAGCTTGCGCAGGAGGCGTTCTCATCGTGGGCAGATGCCGTGGCGCACGCGGCCTCGTACCTTCAGGTGCAGATGTTCGGCACCCCTGAGCAGAAGAAGCAGGCCGATCGTCTGCTGCGGGGTGATGTCCGATGATCCGGGTGTTGACGGTGCGGCAGCCGTGGGCGTCGGCGATGTTCTACCCGACGACCGATCCGCGCACCGGGCAGGTCGTCGAGGCGAAGGACGTTGAGAACCGCCCTCGTAACGTCGCCGGCGACTACCGGGGGCCAGTAGCGATCCACGCTTCCCTCACGCACGACACGGGGACCGACTCGATGGTCGGCGAGCACCCGATCGTCGCGTTCCTGGACTGGAACGAGCACTCAGGGGTTGAGCTCTCCACCACGGCGGGGCAGATCATCGGCGTAGTCGACCTGGTGGACGTGCATGTTGCCCGCGCTACGGCATCCGGTCGCTTGGTCGACTGGGCCGAGCACACGAAGCCCGAGGAACTCTGCTCGCCGTGGGCTGAGTGGGATCGGTGGCACCTCGAGCTGGCGAACCCTCGCCCGCTGCAGGCCCCGATCCCGTTCAAGGGTGCCCTGCACCTGCAGACCGCCCCCGAAGCGGTGGAGGCCGAGATTGTTCGGCAGATAGGACCGATCTAGCGGTGGCGTGGTTTCGGATGGACGACAAGTTTCACAGCTCGGAGCCTGTGAAGCGGATCCCGCGCGATATCCGCATGGCGGCGTGCGGGCTGTTCGGGGTCGCCGGCACCTGGTCGGCCGACCACCTCAAGGACGGATTCGTGCCCGAGTTCATGCTTGACGACTGGGGGGCGACGGTCGAGCAGGCCGAGGCGCTCGTCGCGGTGAAGCTGTGGCGCAAGGTCCGTGACGGGTACCGCTTCACGGAGTGGGCACCGTGGCAACCGACCCGCGCAGAGGTCGAATCGAATCGGAAGGCCGAACGGGACAGGAAGGCCGAGTACCGGCGTCGTCGGCAGGAATCTACTGGGTCGGGTCCGGGTGGTGTCCCACCGGGACAGGTGCGGGATTCCGGGGTACCCCGACCCGACCCGACCCGACCCGACCATAAGACTCCTACGGAGTCTGGCGCCGCTAAGCGCGGCACCCGCCTGCCGGACGGATGGACACCCTCGGAGTCGCTGCTCGCTGCGGCCCGTGAGTACGCGCCGTCGGTGAACCTCGAGAGCGAGACGGCGAACTTCTGCGACTGGTGGCGGGCAAAGGCCGGGTCCGGCGGGGTGAAGCTCGACTGGGATGCGACATGGCGCACGTGGATGCGGCGGTCGCACGATCGCAACGTCGAGCGTGGGTGGCGGCCTGCGGACGATCGGCCGGATTGGATGCTGCGATGACCGACGTTGACCCGTTGAAAGTCGATGCTGCTGGCGGGCAGGTGACCGATGCGCAGGCGGCGCTCATCGAGCGGACGGTGATCGCGGCGGTGCTCGCTGATCGTGGCGCGTTGTCGTGGATCGGGGACGAGCTCGTCGCCGCGGACTTCGCCGATCCGCGGCTGGGGCGGATCTTCGATGGGTTCTACGAGATGCTGCGGGATCGGGAGCCCGTCACGCCGATCACGGTCGCGGATCACCTGGCCGGGTGGGGTGTTCGCGGAATCAGCCTGGGTGATCTGCACTCGTGGGCGGCGGAGGCACTGCCGCACGAGACGGGGTGGTTCGCGCGGAAGGTGCACGACCTCGCGATCCGCCGCGAGCTGCTCGCCGAGGCGGTCCGGCTGGCGCAGAAAGCGCGCGGCACCGACCCGGCGGGGGAGATCCTGGCCGGCGCGATCGACCACCTCCGAGAACTGCAGACGCGTGGGGTTCGCGAGGAGGTCACGGCCCGCACCCTCGGGGCGGTGCTCGAGCAGGACACCTCGTACGACTGGGCGGTCGAGGGGCTGATCGAGCGGGGCGACCGGCTGATCCTGACCGGGTCCGAGGGTGGCGGGAAGACGACGATGCTTCGGCAGATCGCGGTGATGGCCGCGGCGGGGCTGCACCCGTTCTCGGGGGGCGAGTTCGAGCCGGTTCAGGTGCTGTATGTGGACACCGAGAACACCGAGAAGCAGTGGGCGCGGGAGACCGCCGGGCTGGCGAAGAACGCCGCCCACTACGGCCGCACCGACCCGCGCGACACGTTGCGGCTGCATGTGACGAAGCGGATGAACCTCACCTCCGACCGGGACCTCGGGATGCTTCACCGGCTGGTCGACCTGTACAACCCGGCGGTGCTGGTGATCGGGCCGCTGTACCGGCTGGTGCCGTTCGCGATCAACGACGACGACGAGGCGACCCCGCTGCTGACCGCGTTGGACACGATCCGGGATCGGGGGGTGGCGTTGTGCATCGAGGCGCACGCCGGCCACGGGCGGAACGGGCAGAACGAACGCGACCTGCGCCCGCGCGGGTCGTCGGCGCTGATGGGGTGGCCGGAGTTCGGTCTCGGGTTGCGGGTCGACAAGGGGGCGAAGTCGTCGGATGTGTTCGAACTGTCGCAGTGGCGCGGGCACCGGGATGCGGGCCGGATGTGGCCGTTGCGGGTGCAGCGGAGGGCGGGGGTGTGGCCATGGATGACCGCATGACCATCGGACCGGTCGAGACCGACGCGCAGGCGGACCTGCGGGTGCGGTCGGTGCGTGCCGGCGCCGCGCTGCAGCTCGCTCCCGAGCTCGTCGCCCACATCCGGGCACGTTCGCACCCCACGGACGGGCGAACCGAACGGGGCATCGAGATCGCCCAGGAACGCACACCCCTGCTGACCGGGTTCGTGGATGACGCCGACGAGGTGTACGCGCTGCTGCACGGGTGGGTGGACATGTTCCGCGGAAAGGCCCCTGGGGTCGCGTGGCGGCGGGTCGACCGGCACGGCGTCTCGACGGCCATTGGCCTCCCGGCCCGGATCTCCGACCGGGGCGCGGAGGCGATGACGTTCGTCCTCGCGACCTGGCTGCGGCAGCGGGCCCTGATGATCCAAGACCACCCGGCCGCGCTGGACTTCTACGACGAAGTCACGACCACGATCTGGGCGATGCGGGCCGCACACCAGCTCACGTCTGCGCGCGCCCTCGAGGTTCACCCGCGCCCGTGCCCGGTGTGCGGTGAGGTCCAGGTTCGGGTGGAGTTCTTCGGGCAGTCGTTCGAGGCGGCTGAGCGGCGGGGCGAGTTCGACCCGATCGGCGCAGGCACCGCCGACGAACGACGCGACCCGTCCACCCGTGCGGGGAAGGCGATCCTCGACGCCGTGTCCGGGGTTGACGTCCGGTGTGCGCATTGTGGGTGGACGGCGGTTCCGAGGGTGTCCGAGGTCATCGGGTGGCTGACGTGATGCGAGGCGCTGATTGTCGGGATTGTTCGGCGGATAGGGCACTGTGAGCCTGCATGTCGTTCCGGTGAGCTTCGCTGACGCGTGCACGTTCATCCGGGAACACCACCGGCACCATGAGCCGCCCCGCGGCCACAAGTTCAGCCTCGGTGTCGCGGACGGCGCATCGCTCGTCGGCGTGGCCATCGTGGGCCGCCCGGTCTCACGCGTCATCCAGTCCGAGGGCGGGACGCTCGAGGTCGTGCGCACCGCGACTGACGGGACGCCGAACGCGAACAGCATGCTCTACGGAGCTTGCCGTCGCGTGGCGTTCGCCCTCGGCTACGACCGCCTCATCACGTACACGCAGGAGGGCGAGACCGGTGCGTCACTCCGGGCTGCGGGGTTCCGCGTGCTCGCCGAGCGCCCGGCTCGCGGTGGCTGGGACACACCTTCGCGCGCACGTGAGCCGCGCGGAACCGAGAGCGTGGCCCGGACACTATGGCAGGCGTGATGCGTGATCGTGACGTTCCGCTGCTCACCGTGGCCGAGGCTTCTGCGCACGCGAAGGTCAGCGAGCGCACCATCGGTCGATGGATCGCGAGCGGCCTGCTGCTCACCATCCCGAACGGGCGAGAGAAGCTGATCCCACTCGACCATCTGCAGCAACTGATCCGCGATCGTCACCAGCTCGGCGGCGGCCGACTACCCCGCGACACGCTGGCCAGGAATCCCAATGTCCGATGACGTATGTATGATCCTGCACAGCAGGTCGTGTCTCCACAACCGGGACGCGGCCTTCTCTCGTCTCCGGCCCCCCTCTTCTCGGGCCGGTGTGGTCACCCACGCGTCGGGCGGCGCGGACCACAAGCCGGACCGACCCCTCCTCGGCGGTCCGGCCCACCCTCTTGCCAGCCGCACGCCGAGCCGCACCCCAAGGTTTCAGAGCTCGCGAGCGTCGCCGCGCTGGCACCCCGTGGGAGGTCGCCGTGGACCTGGCACGCGTCACCGGCTTCACCGACCAGCTCGTGCATGTCCGCACGATCGCCGGCACGTTCGACTTCCCGTACCTGTCGACCTACACGCCCCGGCTGGACGAGACGGTCGTGATCGAGAACGGCGTCGTGACCGGCCCAACGGTCGCCACCCACGCGCACGAGGACTGACCATCATGGACGACGACGAGGACGACACCCGCGACTGGCACACGCCCGCGCTCGAGACCGCGCGTGACGCGATCGCCCGCGCCATCACCGCCTACGCCGCCGAACTCGCCCGCCAGGACGACGAAGAAGCACCCGTGATCGTCGGGTGGATCGTCGCCTATGAGGGCACGAGCATCGAGCTCGAGCAGGCCGACCAGGCACAGCGGCAGACCATCGTGCCGAACGGGCAGACGATCTCAGCGTCCGTCGGCCTCGGAACCTACGCCTCACGCCACTGGGACTGATGGCCACCCCGCTGCACAACGCGAACGGCCACCGCAGGCGGCAGCTCGTCAAGCGGGTCAAGGCCGAGGAGACCCACTGCGCCCTCTGCGGCGGCCGCCTAGACAAGACCCTCACCATGCTCTGGGGACAACACTCCGCCCGCTGCACCGACCCGAACTGCAAAGGCTGCATCCCGCACCCGCAACGCGTCGAGGTCGACGAGGACATCCCCCGCTCACGCGGCGGCTCACCATACGAGCGCACCAACTGCCATGCGATGCACCGCGACTGCAACCGGTGGAAGGGCGACATGACGCTCGCCGAGGCGCGCGCGAAGCGGGCAGCACGGGTGAAGCCGGCCGTCGCCGCATCCCCGATCTGGTGACGGGAGCCCAGCGTGCACGTACTCTCCGTCAACACCGGTGCCGACACCGCCGGCATCGGCCACGCCCTCGTGCGAGCATTCGCCCGCACAGACGTCAACCTCCGCTCGGTCGCGCGACTCTCGAACTACCTCGCCTACCCGCCGGACCTGCCCTGGGAGGAAGCCGCCGCCCGGTTCGCCGCCGCCGACGTCGCACACCTGCACCAGTCCCTGCGAGCGCTGACCCTGTTCGGCGAGAAACCGTTCGTCCTCCACCACCACGGCACGAAGTACCGCCGCAACCACGAGACCCTCAACCTCGAGGTAGACCGCCGCGGCGGACGCGCGATCGTCTCAACCCTGGACCTACTCGACTACGGCGACAACCTGACCTGGGCACCGCACCCGATCCGCCCACACCGATACCCACGGCACCGCCACCCCGCGCACGGCGCGAAGCTCAGGGTCGGACACGCACCGACCGACCGGACGATCAAGTCCACCGACGCATTCCTCGCAGCGTGCGCACGCCTCAACGTCGAACCCGTCCTGATCGAACGCCAACCCTGGGCCCGATGCCTCACCATCAAGGGCACCGTCGACATCCTCTTCGACCAGGTCCACCTCGGCTACGGCGTCAACGCCATCGAAGCCTGGGCCATGGGCATCCCCGTCATCGCAGGCGCACCCGACACCGTGCTCACGAGAATGCGCACAGAGTTCGGCACACTCCCGTTCCTCACCACCACAGAGAACACCCTCCCCGACGCCATCCAAACGCTCATGGACTCCGACACCCGCAGCGAGTACGCAGCACTCGGCCAAGCCCACGTGGCCCGCTGGCACGACGGAACCGAAACCCGCGCGCGTCTCACGCCGATCTACCGGGCACTCGCGCAGGGCAACGACTGACCCGCGCGGGAGGGGGGCACCTACCCCTCCCCCGGCGTGTAGGGGCTCACCCCCGGCATAGGGCCGATCTCTCCCCATGAGCTTTTTCCGTTTCTGCGAGGTGACCGCCGATGCCCAAGCCGGAGCTGACTGTCCTCGACGGTGGGCAGGCCGCGGGGACCGCGACGCGTGCGACCCGGCCGAGGGCGAAGTCGCTGACCGCGGCGATCGCTGAGAACGACGAGCTCGCGGAGTTGCGCGCGCTGAAGGCGCTGCTGGGGAGGCGCCTCCAGGATCCGAAGACGTCGGCGGTGGCGATCGCTGCGCTGTCGAAGCAGTTCCGTGAGGTCGGCGAGCAGATCGCCGCGCTCGCTGGCGGCGGGGCGCCGACACCGGGTGAGGGGGGATCTTCAAGTGAGCCGATCCCTGACGCCGCCTGGGACGACGACATCTGACGATCCGACTCTGTCGGAGGTCGCGCGTCACCTGGTGTTGCCGTCGGGGATCGTGTCGACGGGTTGGCCGGCTGTGGAGGCGCGGTGCGCTGAGTTCGGTGACCGGTTCGATCGGTGGCAGGCGGGCGCCGGGAAGGTGATCCTGGCGAAGCGGGCGAATGGCGAGTACGCCGCGACCGTCGGTGGCGTCGTCATCAGCATCCCGCGGCAGGTCGTGAAGACGTTCCTCGTCGGCCGGATCGTGTTCGCGTTGTGCACGCTGTTCCCCGGGCTGCGGGTGCTGTGGACGGCGCATCACGGCTCGACGATCGACGAGACGTTCAAGAAGCTCCGGACGTTGGCGTTGTCGCCGCGGGTGCTGCCGTTCATGGCGGCCGATCCGCTGCGGGAGTCCCACGGCGAGCAGGAGATCCGGTTCGCCAACGGCTCCGTCATCCGGTTCGGTGCGCGAGGTCAGGGCTTCGCGCTCGGGTTCGACAAGATCGACATCGTCGTCTTCGACGAGGCGCAACGGCTGACCGAGCGCGCGCTCGACGACATGGTCGCGACGACGGCGCAGTCGGAGCACGAGGCCGGCGCGCTGATCTTCTATATGGGGACGCCGCCGCGGCCGCAGGATCAGGGCGAGGTGTTCAAGGCCCGCCGCCGGGAGGCGCTCGAGGTCGAGCGCGCCCGGCAGGCCGGCGACGTCGATGTCGAGTTCGACGGGGTCTACATCGAGACGTCAGCTGACCGCGGGTGCGACCCGGACGACAGGGAGCAGTGGAAGCTCGGCAACCCGTCGTTTCGGCTTGGCCGGACCCCGCTGCGGTCAATGCTGCGACTGAGGAAGAACCTGCTCACGGTCGCGGCGTGGATGCGCGAGGGTCTCGGCGTCTGGGACGCCGACGACGCCGGCTCGCGCGCGATCGACGCTGAGGCGTGGTCGGTGACCGGGATCGAAGAGGCGCCCACCGATGGACTCCGATGCTTCGGCGTCGCGTTCTCGCGCGATGGTGACCGGGTCGCGCTCGCCGGCGCGCTGCGGCACGACGGCGGGGCCGTGCACGGTGAACTGCTCGACGCGGCCAACGATGGGGTCGCGGACGGCCTGGCAGATCTGGCCGATTGGCTCGCGAAGCGGTGGAGGGACGCGGCGCTGATCGTGCTCTCCGGCAAGGCCGGCTCGCCGGTGCTCGCGCAGCTGCTGCGGGACCGGAAGGTGCCGGATGCGGTGATCAAGATCGCGACGACGGACGAGTACACGCAGTCGAACGCGATGCTCGTCGACGCGGTCGCTGCGGCCGCGAAGGTGCGGCGGCAGGGCGGCGTGCTGCCGTTCACCCATCTCGCGTCGGAGGGGCAGGCACAGCTCGATGAGTCGGTCGCGGTGTGCGACAAGAAGGCGGCCGGGCCCTCGGGTGCTTGGCGGTGGTTCGCGACGACCGAGGACGGCGACGAGACCCCGGTCGAGGCGCTGAGTCTGGCGCATTGGGCGGCGAGGACGACGCGGCGGAAGCCGTACGGGAACCGAGAGCGGAAGGCAGTGATCCTCTGATGGAAACATCCGCCGACCTGGCGTTCCCGAGCTTCACGGTCCCGAACGTCGGGCTCGAGGGCGCCGAGGACGACCTGTTCAAGGACCTCGTGGCGACGTGGCGGCAGAAGCGCCGCCGGAACCTGCTGCGCACGATCTACTACGACACGAAGAACGCGCTGCGCGACTTCGGGATCTCGGTGCCGCCGCAGATGCAGAAGGCGTTCACCCCGCTCGGGTGGCCCGCGAAAGGTGTGAACACGCTCGTCGACAGGTCCGAGTTCGAGGGATTCGTCACGTCGAACGGTGCCGAGGACCCGTTCGGGCTGGCGCAGATCGTGGACGAGAACGACCTGGTGAACGAGTTCCCGATGGCCGTGAAGTCGTCGGCGATTCACGCCTGCTCGTTCCTCACCGTCTCGACGGGTGACGTGATGTCGGGCGAGCCGGACGTGCTGGTGCTGGCACGTTCGGCGGATGCGTCCGCGGCGAGGTGGGACCGGCGGCGCCGCGCGATCAGCGGCTTCCTGTCCGTCGTCGACGTAGACGAGCACGGACCGACCGAGCTGGTGCTGTACCTGCCCGAGCTCGTCTACTACTTCACCAAGCGCGCGTCGGGAAGGTGGGAGGCGTCGTCGATCGGGAACCCGCTGCGTGAGGTGTCGGTGTCGCGGCTGGCGTACAAGCCGGAGCTGAACCGCCCGTTCGGACATTCGCGGATCACGCGCACGTCGATGGGGCTGACCGACGCCGCGGTGCGGACGCTGCTGCGGTCGGAGGTGTCGGCGGAGTTCTACGCGGTCGACAAGTACTGGCTGTTCGGTGCGGACGTGACGAAGTTCGTCGGGTCCGACAAGTGGACCGCGGTGATGGGGCGCATGAACGCGCTCGACGTCGACAACGTCGAGCAGATGCCGAAGATCGAGCGGTTCACCGGCTCGTCCCCGGAGCCCCACATCGCGCAACTGCGGATGCTCGCCTCCCTGTTCGCCGACGACCAGTCTCTCGACGTGAAGTGGGCGGACGCATCGAACCCCGCCTCGGCGGACGCGATCTACGCGGCCAAGGAGGAGCTGATCATGGACACCCGCAACGCGAACCGCGTGTGGGGCCGCGGCAAGGTCAAGGCGATGCAGTACGCAGTCCAGCTGCGCGACGGCCTCGACTCGATCCCGACCGAGCTGCGGTCGCTGGCGGCCCGGTACACGGATCCGGCGATCGTGTCGCCCTCGGCACGGTCGGCCGCGTTCGCGCAGCTCGCGCAGAACATCCCCGGCTTCGGAACATCGCGCGTCGGGATGGAGTACGCGGGGTTGACCGAGGAGCAGATCATTCGGCTCGTGTCGGAGCAGCGCAGGCAGGGTGTGAGCGCGCTCGCCGCCGCCCTGCGTGGCTCCGCGGACGAAGCCGCGACGGACGAGGACGTGGCGGCGGTGGCGGGGCAGCGTGGTAGCGGCGTCTGAGGTCGCCGCCTACCGTGGCGCCGTCAACGACCTGACCACGCTTGCGGTGAGCGACCTCGCGGCCGCGCTGCGCGCGCTCGAGGGCGACTCGCCCGAGCGAGTGCGGAACACGCTGATCCGCGCGTTTCCCGGTCTGGTGCGTCCTTATCTGACGGCGGCGAGCGAGCTGTCAGCGACCTGGTACGAGGACGTGCGAGCGCAGGTGACCCCGGCACCCTTCTACGCCGTGGCCCCGGCGGTCGCCCCCTCCGCTTCGCGTGTCGGTGCGCTCGTCCGGTGGGGTGTCGCTCCGCTGTTCGGTCTATCGGACTCGACACCGCTGTCGCTGATCGGTGGCGGGATGCAGCGCCTCGTCGCGGGCGCCGGCCGGGACACAATCGACGCGAACGCGATCAAGGATTCCCGATCGGGCCGGTTCGCTGCGACGGGCTGGTCCCGCATCGCGCAGTCGGACGCGTGCGAGTTCTGCACGATGCTCGCTGGCCGCGGCGCCCGCTACCGATCCGAAGGGTCCGCCGGCGGCGACTCGGACTACCACGACTGGTGCCGCTGCGTTGCGGTGCCCGCGTTCTTCGAGGCCGGTCCCGGCGGTCAGCTCTTCGATCTCGCCGCCTAGGCGGTGCACGTCTTCCACGGTGCTCTCCGTGGCCGCGCTCGACGGCATCGAGCATCTCGCGCCCGCACGGGCGCTCAATCCTGCACAGGAGACCAACCCAGTGATGAGCAACCTCATGGCCGCACGGCCGCACACCTCGATCCACGCGCTCCGCGGGATCCGGTTCATCGAGGGCGAGGATGGCGCACAGCCTGCCGAGTCTGAGACACCGGCCGAACCGAAACCGAAGCCCGCCGCGCCAAAGGCCGCTCCTGCACAGGAGCCGGACTGGAAGGCGGAGGCGCGGAAGTGGGAGCAGCGCGCGAAGGAGAACTCTAGCGCGGCCGAGAAGCTGCAGAAGCTCGAGGACGCCCAGAAGACCGAGGCGCAGAAGCTCGCCGACAAGATCGCGGATCTCGAGAAGACGAACGCAGAACTCGCGGTTGCGAAGCTCCGCGTCGAGGTCGCCAAGTCGAAGTCGGACCCCGAGAAGGGGATCGTCATCCCCGCCGATCTGCTGACCGGCTCCACGCAGGAGGAGCTCGAGGCGTCGGCGGACGCGCTCATCAAGTTCAAGGGCGAACAGGCGCAGCAGAAACAGCGCCTCCACGTGCCCGCAGAAGGCAAGCAGCCGACCGGGGAGATCAGCGACGAGCACGAGTTCGTCCGCGACTTCTTCGGCAACGGCGACTAACCACAGGAAGGACACAGCTCATGGCTGTTTTCGGAACGGGAGATCTGAAGAATCTCCCGCGCACCATCGCGGACGGGATGGTGAAGAAGTCGGTGTCGGGCTCGACGATCGCGGCCCTATCGGGGCGCGAGCCGCAGAGGTTCGGGGACGTCGACATCATCACGTTCAACGACCTGCCGAAGGCGGAGTTCGTCGGCGAGGGCGACAACAAGTCGTCCACCGGCGGCAGCTTCGACTCGGTGACCGCCACGCCCAAGAAGGCGCAGGTGACGATGCGGTTCAACCAGGAAGTGCAGTGGGCCGACGAGGACCACCAGCTCCAGGTCCTCCGCGAGCTCGCCGACGCCGGCTCGACCGCGCTCGCGCGCGCTCTCGACCTGGGCGTGTACCACCGCATCAACCCGCTCTCGGGCACGACGATCGTGGCGTGGACGAACTACCTCAACTCGACCACGAAGCGCGTCGCGCAGACGTCGGCGCCGGACATCGACATCGAGACCGCGATCGGTCTGCTGATCGGTGAGGGCGCGGACCACGATGCGGTCCTGCCGACCGGCATCGCGTTCGACACCGCCTACGGGTGGGCACTGTCGACCGCGCGGTACCTGGACGGTCGGAAGAAGTTCCCCGACCTCGGGTACGGCGTCAACCTGACGTCGTTCGAGGGGCTGCAGGCGTCGGTGTCGAATACCGTCTCGGGCCGCCCCGAGGCCGCCGACACCGGCGTCCGCGCGATCGTCGGCGACTTCCAGTCCGGCATCCGCTGGGGCGTCCAGAAGGACCTCCCGGTGGAGCTGATCCGCCACGGTGACCCGGACGGGCAGGGCGACCTGAAACGGAAGAACCAGATCGCGCTCCGCCTCGAGATCGTCTACGGCTGGTACGTCTTCGCGAACAAGTTCGCGGTCGTGCACACCTCGGAGGACTCGTCGTCGGAGGCCAGCGAGTCGAGCTCGGCCGCGGCCGAGTCGTCGTCGGCGGCCTGATGAACGGGGAGGGCAGGGCGGTGCGGCCAACGGCCGCCCTGCCCGACCTGGTGTACCCGGTCAAACCGACCGAGGACGACTGCGCCGAGCTGCGGTACAGCCTCCGCTCGATCGCGGCCAACGCGGCGGGCCTGTTCCGCAAGGTCTGGATCGTCGGCTCCGGCCTCCCGGCCTGGCTCACCAACGTTGAGACGATCGACGCCGGGTCACCGGACGGTCGGAACGCGGACGTGCGGGCCAAGATCACCGCGGCCGTGCACGACCGGCGAGTGGCGACACGGATCGTGATCCTCGCCGACGACAACTTCCTCGTCGAGCCGATCACCGAATGGGCCGCGTTCCACATGGGGCCGACGACCAAGTACCTCGAGCGTCTCGGTCGGCTGAAGACGCCGCTGCACACCGGCAACTCCGGGTGGGTCCGCGCCGTCGCCGCGACCGCAGCGTGGATGGCCGACCGCGGGCACGGGGACATCCTGTGTCGGCAGGGGCACCGGCCGCTGCTGTGGGACCGCCGGGCGCTCGCCGAGGCGATCGACGCATACCCGGCCGATCAGCCGATGGACTACCTCGGGTTCTACGACATCGCCGGCGCCGCAGGCGAGGGCCGCCGCGGGGTCAACGCGAAGGTCACCGTCGCGGACAACTTCCAGCACCGGCTCGACGCGCTGAACGTGCCGTGGCTGTCGTCGAACGATCGGTCGTTCCGGGAGGGGATGATCGGCGGCTACATCCGGGGTATGTTCCGGGAGCCGTCGCCGTACGAGCGGGAGGACTGACCATGCCTGACGAGTCGTCATCGGCCTCGGGTCCTGCGTCGTGGGCGTCACCCGCTGATGTGACGGGCGCATGGATCGGCGACGACGCCCCGGACGACACCGCGAAGATCCAGACCTGGATCGACAAGGCTGAACGGGAGATCCGCCGCAAGGTTCCCGACATCCAGGACCGCATCGACGCTGAGGCTGACGAGAGCGAGCCGAACACCGATCTGCTCGCCGACGTAGTCGACGTCGTGGTCGCGATGGTGACGCGGGTGTTCCGCAACCCGCGCGGGCTCCGGCAGACCGCGACGACGACGGGCCCGTTCACAGGCTCGGAGACATTCGGCGGCGACACACCCGGGCAGCTGACCATCACCGAGGACGAGCTCGCGACCCTGCAGGGAGAGCAGAACACGGGCGCGTTCCAGGTGGACCTGATCCCGTCGACGTCGCCGTTCTACGTGGTGCCGTCGTGACGCGGCGGATCAGCGAGCAGGTCACCCACGAGGCGTACATCGGCACGGGTGAGGACGCGCACGGCAACCCGATCGATACCTACGCGGCGTCAGTCCAGGTCGGCATCTACGCCTTCGACCCCGGCGGCACGAGCGAACCGGCGCTGCCAGGCCAGGACCGGGTGATCACGACGCCGCGGCTGCTCGTTCCCGAGTCAGTGGTGATGCATCCGCAGGACCGGGTCACCGTCCGCGGAACGCGCTACGAGGTCGACGGCGAGACGCTCGTGTACTCGAACCCGCACGACTCGTCGATGGACGGTAATCAGGTCAACCTGAAGGCGGTGACGGGCTGATGGCCAAGCCGAAGGTGAAGCTGAATCTCCGGGGGATCAACGCCCTGATGCGGTCGGCGCCGGTCCAGGCCGAGGTCGCTCGGCGTCTGCAGCGCGGCGCGGCCGCCGCTGGGGAGGGGTTCGAGGCGGTCGTGAAGCCGCACCAGTACACCGCGCGCGGATTCGTGCAGACCGCAGACGCCGAAGGGCGCCGCCGCGAGGCCGACGAGAAGGTCCTCATCCAGGCCCTGGATGCGATGCGATGACCTTCCTCGACATCGAAGCGATGGTGCGCACGTTCCTTGTGCCCGTCGCGGCACCCCGACGAGTGGTCACGAAGGTGCCCGCTGCACGCCCGGAAGAGTTCGTCCGCGCGTGGCGAACTGGCGGCGCCGCGGCGAATCGAATCCTCGATCGACCGATCGTCACGGTGCAGGGCTGGGCCGGTGACTCGATCACGGCGCTGCAACTCACATCAAGCTGCCGAGACGCGTTCCTGAACGACGCCCGGTTGATGCCACTCGTCCGTCGGGTCGAGGAAGTCACCGGCCTCTACTACGACCCCGATCCCGAGTCGGGGGTGGACCGGTACTCATTCTCGGTCCAGCTGTCGGTTCGCGCGCCGCGCTGACCGCCCCCATCGAACGTCCCCTGCCGTGGTGGCGAGGGGATCACGCCGGTCATGTGTCCGGCTCTAGGGAAGGAATCTCATGACCGTCAACAGCGCCAACGCGCGCATCTACGGGTCCGATTCGGATGCCATCTACCTGGCTCCGATCGGGACGACCCTGCCGACCACGATCGACGGGGCGCTGGATCCCGCGTTCGAGGACGTCGGCTGGCTCCATTCGGACGGTGTCACCGAGTCCCTGACGGGATCGAAGACCGAACTCCGAGGCCACCAGGGGCAGAAGGTGGTCCGGACCCGGATCGAAACGCCCGGGACGACGATCTCGTTCCACGCGCTCGAGACCAAGGCTCAGACTCAATCGCTTCGGTACGACGAAAAGACGGTGTCGAACCCGACGTCGGGGGTGCGGAAGGCGACCCGCGGTGCGGGGCAGAAGGTCTCGGCTCGTGCGGCGGTGATCGACTTCTTCGACGCGGACGATGTGACGGTCAAGGAGCGTCGCGTGATCTCGCGGCTGGAGGTCACCCCGGATGGTGACCGGGTCTACGCCGGCTCCGACATCGCGGGGTTCCCTTTCCTCGGCGAGATCATCGGGGACTACGACACCTACACGACCGTGACCGAGGACGACGAGTCGTCGTCGGCGGGTGAGTCGTCGTCGGCGGCGTCGGCGGAGTCGAGCTCAGCGTGACCGAGCCGCAGGACCATCAGCAGAAGCAGGTGAAGCCGAAGGTCACGGAGGTCGAGGGTGGGAACCGGGTCGAGTTCTCGGACATCACCGCCCTCGATTCCCGTGGCAAGGCGATCAAAGTCGACGGGGTCCCGACGGCCCTCGCGGTCACCGTCCAGAAGGAGTCGCTGGACGACTTCGAGCTGCTCGACGACATGTACGCGCTCGAGGTCAACGGGAACCTGTCGAAGCTGCCCGCGATCCTTCGTCGGTTCGTGGGCGATGACTACCAGACCGTGCTGAACTCGCTGCGCAACGACACCGGACGCGTGACGATCAAGGTCGCTTCGCAGTTCGTGCGTGACCTGATCGGGGCCCTCAACCCAAAATCCTGATCCTCGCGGACGCCGTCGCCCACCACGAGGGTGCGCTGCGCGCTTCGCTGCAGGCGGTCTATGGGCTCGGCCTGCGCGACCGGTCGCTGCTCGAGATGGCCGATTTCGTCGGGTGGCTCCCGCCGGGGTGCGCGTTGTGGCGGTCCACGGGCGGGCCGCTGGCGTGGTCGGACGACGTGCGGCTGCTGCATGAGGTCGAGTACCGGCTCCGGGTTCTCGCGTGGCAGCAGACGAAGGACGCCAAGTCGGGCCGGAATCAGCCGAAACCGCCAGAGGAACCGAAGTTCACCGGCGAGGCGCGGACCGAGCAGGCGCACGCGGAGCGACAGGCGGCCGCGAGGCGGAAGCGGCACGGCAGATGACGTGAGGGGGCGATGGTGGCGGCAACCGAGATCGCGGACGCATACATCGCCCTCTACACGAAGATGCCCGGCGTCGGCAAGGACATCGGCGAGGCCCTTGGCGGATCCGAGGTGGAGGGAGCCGTCGAGGAGGCCGGGAAGAAGCAGGGCGGATTCTTCGGCGGAGCCCTCGCGAAGACCCTCACCGGTGCGGCGGTCGTCGCCGGAATCGTCGGGGCGTTCAAGGGACTCTATGAGGTCGGTTCGGTCTTCGATGACGTGTCGGACACCATCCGTGTAGGGACCGGTGCCACGGGCGATGCGCTGCGCGACCTCGAGCAGGCTGCCAAGGACGTGGCGACCTCAGTGCCGGCGGACTTCGCGGCTGCCGGGCAGACCGTTGCTGACTTGAACACCCGCCTCGGTCTGAGCGGCGACACCCTCACAACGGTCGCGGAGCAGTACCTTGAGGCCGGGCGAATCCTCGGCGAAGACGTGGACATCTCCACGACGACGGGGTTGTTCAACGCATTCAAGATCGAGGGCGAGGACGTCTCGTCGGCGCTCGATCACCTGTTCCAGGTGTCGCAGGCCACCGGGATCGGCATCAACGAGCTCGCGTCGCAGACGCAGACCGCGGCGCCCCTAGTGCAGAACCTCGGCCTGTCGTTCGAGGAGACCTCCGCCCTGATCGGAACGCTCGATAAGGCTGGTCTCGACAGTAACCGGATGCTGTCGTCCCTCTCCGCCGGGATGGTGAACCTTGCCCGGTCGGGCGAGGATCCGGCCGACGCATTCCAGCGTGTGGTCGGCGAGCTCGACGATCTCATCGCCTCCGGCGACACTGCAAGCGCGATCGACCTTGCAGGCGGAATCTTCGGCACCCGCGGGGCTGCACAGTTCGTCGGTGCCGTGCAGTCCGGCTCCCTCGCCCTCGATGACCTCGTCGGCGCCGCCCACCTGTCCGGTGACACGATCCTCGGCGTTGGCGCTGAGACGCAGGACTTCGCTGAGTCGTGGCAGATCGTGCAGAACAACGCGATGGCCGCGCTCGAGCCGCTGGGTTCGGCGGTCTTCTCGACCTTGGGCGACGCCCTGTCCAGCTTGCTTCCGACCCTGCAGGACTTCGGGGAATGGCTAAGCGACAACCAGTGGGTCATCGGTGTCGTCACGGCCGCGCTCGGGGTGCTCGCCACCGCGATCCTGGTCGCGCTCGTGCCGTCGATCGTCGCGTGGACCGCGTCAATCTGGGCGGCGAACGTGGCACTGTTCGCGAACCCGATCACCTGGATCGTGCTCGGCATCGTGGCCCTGATCGCCGCGATCATCCTCCTGGTGATGAACTGGGACCAGGTTGTCGCGTGGATCACCGACATCTGGGCCGGGTTTGTCGGCTGGCTTTCCGACGGGCTGAACGGGCTCGCCGGCTGGTGGAATGACCTCTGGGCGGGGATCTTCGGTTGGGCGCAATCCTTGTGGCAGGGATACGTCGACTGGGTCCTCGGCATCTTCCTCGGCTTCCTCGGCTTCATGCAGGACGTGGGCCGGAATCTCACCTCTTTCTGGTCAGATCTGTGGTCGGGCCTCGGCGGGATCGTGCGCGATGTGTGGAACGGCATCGTCGGGTTCATCGAGGACGCCGTGAATGGCGTGATCGGGCTGATCAACGGGATGATCGGCGGGGTCAATGACATCGGCGGCAACTTCGGGATCCACATCGGCAAGATCCCTAAGGTCAACTTCTCCGGTGTGAAACTCGCGCAGGGCGCGATTGTGGAGCACGTCCGTGGTGGAGTCCCGGCCACGCTCGGCGAGGGCCGTTATGACGAGATTGTTCAGCCGCTCGGGGGTCCTCAGTTCGATCGTCTGGCCGACGCGCTGGCGGCCAAGCTCGCCGCTGCCGGAGGAAACGTGTTCAACCTGCCGCCGACTGATCCGCATGTGCTGGCGAAGCTGATCGCGCGCGAGCTGAAGGGGTGACCGCATGTCGAGTGTCACCGTCAACGACACCCTCAGCGATGTGGTCCTCCCGGGTGGGCCGAACTCGTCGGGCTGGTGGCTGCTCGATCTGAACTGGGACGACTCTCCTGAGCCGAAACATCAGGTCGAGCAGCGGCCGGCCGGGTTCGATGGCGGGTTCGAGCCGCTGGATCTCAATGTGGCTTCGCGGGTGCTCGAGCTGGTTGGTGCGCACGAATCGGTCGATTCGGTGGCTGCTGAGCGTGCGGTGCGTGAGCGGCTGGCGGCGTGGGTGAAGCGGCGGCTGACCGTGACGATGACCGATGACGACGGTTCCGTGCGGGTTGTGTCGGGTGTGATGCAGGGCCGTCTGAAGGCGACGCGGCTGGACGAGTACGCGACCCGGTTCAGCGTGGTGATCGAGTGCGCCGACCCGCTGAAGTACGGGCCCCTGGTTGTCCAGTCGGGTTCGTCGACGCCGCCCGGTGGCGGCGGGCTGCTGTTCCCGATCTTCGACGAGACGGGGTTCGCTGAGTTCACCGAGCTGGCCGGCAACAATCGGGTGTTCGTCGCCAACGAGGGTTCCGAGGCGTCATTCCCCGAGTTCACGGTTCCGGGGCCGTTCACGGGGTTCTCGTTCGTGTCCAAGGGGCGCGCGATCGAGTTCTCGCGGGTGGTGCCGGCGGGGCAGTCGGTGCGGGTCGACTCGGCTCAGGAGTCGGTGTGGATCGGGCAGTCGGACGTGTCGGCGTTCCTGGTGCGGGACGAGTTCTTCGCGATCCCTCCGGGTGGTGAGTGGGTGCAGTTCTTCGCGTCCGGCGCTGTGCCGTTCACGATTCGCTCGAGGAGTGCCTGGCTGTGACGTACCGATGGGTGACGTTCGACGTCGCGACGGGCAGAAAGCTGCGGTACCTGCCGGTGAAGTCCGGTGGCCGGTGGGAGCGGGTCCTGGGCGAGCACGGCACGCTGTCCTGCACCGTCCCGTTGACGCCGGACACGGTGAGCCTGAACCTGCGGGAGGCGACCAGGGCAGGCCGGACCGGTCTCGCCTGCGTCGAGGGCCGGCGGGTGCTGCACGCGGGGATCATCTGGGAGCGTCCGGGTTACGACCGGGACGCGCGCACGGTGGAGCTGAGCGCGGAGGGCATCGGGTCGTACTTCGATCGCCGGGTGGTGATGCCGGCGGCGATCGCCGAGCTGGACGTCCACGGGGTGATAGACAACGAGGACCCGATGTGGTTGCTCGCGTTCGAGGGGGAGTCGTTCTCGAACATCATCCGGGGCCTGGTGTCGGAGGCTCTCGCTTGGCCGGGCGCCTCCCTGCCTGTGGTGCTGCCGGATCTGGTGCCGGGTGATCACGCCTGGACGTACAAGGGGTACGACCTCGCGTGGGTCTGGCAGCGGGTCAGCGAGCTCTCCGAGCGTCAGGACGGCCCGGAGGTACGGTTCGATGCCCGCTTCACGTCGGACGGGTTGGGGCTCGAGTTCCCGCTGGTGGTGGGGACGGACGCGCATCCTGACCTGGCGGCGCCGCGACCGTTGCGTCTCAACGTGAACGCGCCTCGTGGTGCAGTCCGTGGCCTGACCGTGAAGGAAGACGGGACCGGTCTCGCCGGCCTCGGGTGGGGGCTTGGCGGCCGGCAGGACGACAAGACCGTGCTGGTGAAGGTGAACGATCCGTGGCTGGTGGAGCACGGGTTCGCGCTGATGGAGCATGTGGACGCTGACCGGTCAACGGCGAGCAACCCGGACACGATCGCTTCGTGGGTGGGGGAGGTGCTGCAGCGTCGCCGGCGCGGATCGGAGGAGTGGGCGCTGCAGGTGCGGCGTGATCGTCCCCTGGTCGGTACCTATCGGGAAGGTGACCACGCTGAGGTGAAGGTCAAGGGTGACCCATACCTGCCTGACGACAGCTACCTGCAGAAGATCGTGTCGATCTCGGGATCGAACGATTCGGATTGGGTCGATCTGGGGCTGAGGGAGGTTGTGGCCGATGGGGTATGACCCGCCGAAGACGGACGTGGGCTGGATCCGGCGCGAGTTCGCCCATATCAAGCGGCAGATTTCGGAGTTGCAGCGTCCCACGTCGGGGCAGATCAACAAGCAGCTCGCAACTCTGCAGGATCTGGTGAACAACCTGGCGGAGAAGATCGAGCAAGTCGCCGCGTCCGGCGCCACCTGGCAAGGACCGGTGAACACGACCGGGACGGTGAAGGGCGACGCCGGTGTGAGCTCGGTCGGCGTCTACAGCAACCTGCTCACCGTCGCCTACCGTGTGCAGTACATCACCTCGACCGGGCCGATGGGCTACGTCCCGTCATCGCGGCGATTCAAGCAGGACATTCAACCCGCGCCCGACATGAGTGCGGCCGCTCTCGCTATGCAGGTGGTCACCTTCCGGTACATCCAGGCGGTGGAGAAGCTTGGCGATGGAGCCGATGTCGAGTGGGGGGTCATCGCCGAGGACCTGCATGATCTCGGCTTCACCTGGTTGATCGACTATGACGACGAGGGGCTTCCAGCCGGGGTGAAGAAGGAGCAGTTGATCTTCGCCTTCATCCCAGTGATCCAGGACCACGAAGCGCGTCTCGCCGCGGCTGGGCTCTAGTCGCAGCGAGGAACCCCGCCGACCGTCGATGCGGACCCCGAAGCGCATGCGCTCGTGTCGGGCGCGTCGGTACCGGGAAGGTTGGGCGGTATCGCCCCGCTGGGGTAACTGCCGTAGGAGTATCCGCCCCCGCCGCCACTCGCGGGTGGTGCAGGCGGCGGTGGAGGCGGCGGGTTCGTGGCGGTGACCGTCGATGTCGTCGTCCCGGTAGCCGGGTGCTCCCCGTCGTCGCGCACGGTCAACGTGATCGTGTAGTCCCCAGCCGCCGCGTACGCGTGGGTAGCGGTCACGTCCTCCGAGGTGGTGCCGTCTCCGAAGTCCCACAGGTAGCTGGTGATCACGCCGTCTGCATCCGATGAGCCGGATCCATCCACGGTGACGGTGAGGTCAGCGGTCGCCACCGCGATCACCGCTACCGGTGCGGCGTTGGCCGGGACCTCGTACTGGGCGCGCGGTACGGCCGGCGCCGTGATGTTGTGCGTGAGGGCGTACGCGCCGACTCCAGCGCTGCTCACAACGAGGATCGCGGCGGCGATCATTCCGGCGAGCCGCCAGGGGTGGGGGCGTTCCTTGAGCTTGTCGCTCGGCAGCTTCTGATCCATGGGTCCCTCTTCCCGGGGTGCCCTGCACATTAATCCATCCCGCCGACAACCGAAACCCCTGGAGGGAGCTCATCATGACGTTGCGTCGCGCGATCGTGCAGGGCTACGACACCGGAGAGTCCACACCGAAGGGTGTGGCCTCGGCCGTGGACGTGCGCCAGTCTGTGTCCGCCCTCGCGATCCGCGAGGGCGTGTTCTTCACTGCCGCGGATGCATGTGAGGCGTCGGGCACCGGGACGATGGATGTCGAGCTGCAGCCGTTCCGCGCCGCGATCGAGTCGCCGCTGGGCGGCTACTACTTGGTGACCGAGGATGACGTCGCCTCGGTGACGCTCGATCCGGCGGACTCGTCGAACGATCGCGTCGACCTGATCTGCGTGATCCAGAACGACTACCAGGTGGATCCGATCGAGACGGAATCGGAGGCTGAATACCTGGTCGTCACGGGCACCCCCGGCCTATCGCCGACCGCGGAGCCGGTCCCGTCCGGGGCGCTCGCGCTCTGGGAATGCGAGGTCCCGGCGAACGCGACGACTTCCTCGGACGGCGTGGTGTTCACGCCTCGGTTCCTCTGGACGGCGCCCGCGGGTGCTCGGGTTCCGGTTCGAAGTGTCGCGGAGTTGCCGACCGGGTCCGAGGGTCTCGAGGCGAACGTGTTCACGACGCCGGGGGCGTTCTGGCGGCACGACGGTTCGGCGTGGAAGATGTTCGGGGTTCCGCGGTTCGTGGACGACACTGCACGCGACGCCGCGCTCGCGGCACCGGCGCTCGGGATGCATTGCGTGCTGACTTCCGACGAAGTGACGTACCGGCATAACGGGTCGGAGTGGAAGGCGTGGGAGTCCGGCTGGATCAGCTTCAACCCCACACTGTCGAACATCGCTGTCGGCACGGGCGGGTCGGCGGAGAAGGAGGGCCGTTACCGGTACGTCGGCGGTCAGGTCGAGGCGGAATACAAGCTGGTGCTGGGTACCAGCGGCGCCTCGGTGGGGTCGACGCCGACTGCAACATTGCCGGTGGAGGCGGAGGCGCTTACCCACACGCTGATGGTGCTGGATGGGCTCGGGTCGATGTTCGACTCGAGCGGCAGTGATCTGCGTGTCGCGTTCATGCAGTTGACGAGTACGACGGTGGCGCGGTTCGCGTACTTCACTCCTTCGGGCATCGGCTTCACCATTCCGACGTCTTCGTTGCCGTGGACTTGGGCGGCTGGTGACGCGATCCACATGACCATCCGGTACACGCCGGCGTGATGAACGGGGCGTGCTGATGGCGACGATCCTGTTCAACGGTGAGGACATCGGGGACGCGTACGCACCAAGTATCAATGCGGCGTTCCGTGAGCTGTACCTGGCTTCCGGGATGGCGCCGCGGGTGAAGTCGCCTCTGGGTGGGAAGCGGACCCTGGCGCAGGCGATCAAGCTCGGAACCGGAGCCCGTTCCGATCATTACAAGGGCCGCGCGGTCGATATCGACAATCAGCGGTGGTTCCGTAACTGGAACGAGACCCGGTTCCTCAGCATCCTGGCGAAGTACGGGTGGCGGAATGTGCAGATCGACGGGCGTCCGTTCCCGCTGGAGCCGTGGCATTTCGCGAATCAGTCGTCACGCCCCGCAGGTAGCCCCGGAGTGATGCTGCCCGGCCAAGTTCTCACACCGAAACGGAGATCGACCATGACGACGATGTATTACACGACGAAGAACGACAAGCCCGACGACGCACCGGCG